TCCCCAATAAGTATGACCATAAGTTTTACTTGAATCGTGCTCAAGTCTTAAGATTGCTCCTGGTTCAGTGTTAGTACCAAGTCTTTGATAAAATCCATTATTTCCATCACCACCAAGGTTAGTTACTTTTAGGCTAGCAATACCATTCCTATCATTTTGTTGTTGCGTTGTTCTACTGTTAGTACCAAACACCAAATCATTAGCAGGAGATGCTTGACCAAAAGCAGTACCAGGGATTGTAAAAGCATCATCATCTTGCCACCCTTCTGCTTCATTTAAAATCTCAATTCCACTTACATAATAAGCGTAATTATTAGATGCACTACCTCTATAAATTCTCAATTGTAAATCAGTTCTACCAGCGCCAACACTAGAACCAGAAACAGTATAATCCCAGTAAGGTCTAAGTGCAGTAGAGTTTGTATTCTGTGAAGTGCTTGGGAGCAGCACAATAGTTCCACCCATATTAGAATCTAACTGAGAAATATAATAATAGTTGCCTTGCAACCAAGCACTTGTATTCCAACTAAATTCTCCATTCTCAATACCCTGATTTACAGGAAAGTTTCTATATGTTGCAGTAGAATAGTTTGTGCTGTTAACAATTCTATCTACATCATATGCGCCAGGTTGATCCTGAAGATAGAAAGGATTTCCACTTGAAACAACATCAAAATATATGAGATCTCCTTGGTTAACATTAACCGTTGGATTTGTTCCATAATCCTGTGTAAAGGATGACACATCAGTTCCAATATTAAGATTAAAAGGTCCAAAATCAATATGAGTTCCAGCAGCTGCATCAGCAGGAGATGCTGCTAATTGAACCCAAGTTTCAGGATCCGATAGACTACTATTAACAATAACATAATATGTTTGTCCATCTACAATTCCATTAGGCATAGTGTTAGTATATGTACCCACATTAAATGTAATTGCATCACCTGTACTAAGTCTATGACCATAAAGTCTCACCGTACTGTTATAACCAGCCGTTGATTCAGAGTAAAAATAAATATTCTCTTTCCATTTTCTTGTCCATTGATATGTGCTAGACCCTGTGTCCACTACATCAAAATAAAAGTTTCTTGCTGTTTCCATAGCAAATACAGTGCCAGTTGCATACTGCCAAGCACTAGTTTCTACACTGCTATTATAAGGCGTGAGATCTCCTGGGGGAAACACGGCACAAGGAACACCAGTTTTAGCAGTGCCACTATGCCATCCAGATCCACCATCCATCCCAGAAAATGCATTCTCTAGGGCATCGATTACATCGCTCCTTGTCCACCCAGTGTTTCCACCGTTTACGGGATATTCATTCTTGACTACTGCCATTTTAGACCTCTAATTTAATTGCTGTAAGGGTTACGGTAATTGATGTTGGTGATGCTAAACCAGTTCTATTTGTCACAGACACATATATGTCAGTTGTGGGTACGTTATCATAATTAAATCCAATGACACCAGGAGTAATCTGTATTGTCTCCGCTCCATTTGTTCTCACTTCAGCGATAACACCTGACCCAGGTGTGGGATCATTGCCCTCACTTCTAGTAGAATCTGCTGTTCTAGATGTGTTATTAGTATAGACCTTAACCCACGCTGCAGCAGATGTCTCAATAGAGAATAACGAATAGGCTTTGTATCCTGTAATATTTAGATTTCCAGTTTCATTATCATTGAGTGATGATGTAGTACCAGACAATTCTTGTCTGCTGGCAAGAGTATTTCCGCCACCTACATTGACATCTACTACTCCATTTGCATCAATGGTAAGACCAGATCCAATCTTAATACCACCAAGTGTACTAGCAGATGCTATAGGAAGTGTATAAGATCCTGGGTCTGCATCCAATACCCCTGTTGTTGGGTTTATAGTAAGATTATTACCTATCTTAACACCACCAAGTAGAGATCCAGATGCAATAGGTAATGTATATGCAGCTGGGATGGTTGGTTTGTTGAGAATTTCTGATAGTCCTGTACTAGAATTCCAATCAGCATTGACTGGTGCTGTACTACTAATTGTTACTTTACTAGAAGGACCATCCCACGACACTGTAGTGCCACCAGAACCACCAAACTCCACAGAAGAAGTGTTTGTGTCTGTTCCAGTAATAGATATGATTGCCTGATTACTGGTGTTATTAGAACCACCAATTTCATAGTAGTTTATGTTGTAGAAATCAGTTCCATTATTGGTAAACTGCCATACATCACCAGTCTCGTTCCACTTAAGTGATACATCTGCAGAGGTTCCCCTATCAACCCTAAAGAAACCATCTGATGTAGGTGCTGTTGTAGTTCCATCAAGGATAACAATTTCATTTGCAGAGACAGTATATGTTCCTAACTGAGTAGTAGAACCTTGAACTGTCAAATCTCCAGTAACTTCTAGGTCAGCAACAGTTACATTCTCAGTTGTACTAGCACCTCTGGCAGTTACGCTAGCAAGTGTGTCATTTTCTGATGTGAGAAACGTTGATAGGTCAGCAGGAGTAAATGTAAAAACACCAGAGACTTGATTGTAACTTAGAGATCCACCACCAGATGGGGTAAGTTCATTTGCAGCACCCAGTCCAGACTTTGCAACGTAATTACTAGCTGCATTATTCCAATCAGTAATATTTTGTGCGCTAATTCCTGCTGCAGCAGAAGCAGTAAATATAGGGTCGTTTTCTTGGGTTATACCTGTGGCACCACCACTACCATATCCAGTATTCCAAGTGGTGCCATCCCACGTCCAGACTCTACCATTGTCATCAGTATAAGTCTCGCCTAACTGAGTAGGTGTTGGAAAATCAATTGCCATTTCTTAATTCCTTAGATTGCGTAGACAGCAACAGCAACAGATGCCTGTGTAGCATTAGCAGATGATGTCAAGTTATAGATTAAGATATCAAAATACTGTGGATTAGTTCTACGAATGGCGTGTCCATAAATGTGTCCTACTACGCCAGCATCATATACTGTAGCTTGAACTGTGTAATCACTAACACTAGAGAATGCTGTTGGGAAAGTTACTCTAATATAGTCATCTTGGAATCCACCACCACCTTCAGCAGTTCTAAGTGTTACCGATACACCATTATTGCCTGTCCACTGTACTTGAGTTCCAAAGTTATAAAGTTCTAACTCACCAACATACAAAGGTACATTTGGATTTGATGCTGGTTGTGTTGGTGCTGCATCTACCCACTGTGAACTGTCTGTATCTTGGTAGTATACCTTTAGTTTACCTTCATCAGACTTCCACCAGAGGTCGCCGTCAGTAGGCGAGGATGGTGCGGTATCAGAAGTAGTTACAGTAGCACCACCACCGCTTCCAGCAGGCGATGCATCGACCCACTGAGTGGTGTTACCATCATCATAGTATACCTTGAGTACACCGTCATCTGACTTCCACCAAAGGTCTCCATCAACAGGTGAGGATGGTGCTGAATCCTGAGTAGGTACGTTAGCAGTGCTGCCACCACCCGTTGCTGTATCATCAGTTGCAGGTGCCCATGAAGTTCCATTGTATTTTAAAACATCACCAGTGTTAACACCAGATGTATCTACATTACTTAAATCTCCTAGAGATTGTGATGTAATAGTAGTCAAATAACCTGCTGCAGAATGGTTACCCCAACCAAATGCTGTATTCCAATTAGTAATGTTGGCATTAGTAATACCACCAGCAGGAGATGAAGAAAATACTGGGTCAGTCTCAGTATATGATGTTAAATATGATGGAGTAAAGTTAACCCATTGTTGAGTAGTAGAATTGTAGCGAAGTAATTGATCATTCTGTACACTCGAAATTGCTACATCATCAATTGTACTTAAGTTTCCAACTGATGTCAGATATCCTGCTGTAGCATGATTGCCCCATCCATACGCTGCGTTCCAATTTGATAGTTCTGTGGTGGTAATTGCTGCTGCGGCGGATGCACCAAATACTGGGTCAGTCTCAGTGTATGATGTAATATATCCAACATCATTAGTTAAATCACCAAGAGTGATTGCTAATGGATAGTACGAACTTCCATCGTTAGTAAATGTCCAACGGTCAGTTCCCTCATTCCAAAGCAATCTTACATTAGATTGCAACCCTCTTTCTACTTCTACACCAGCATCTTCTGTTGGTGTTACCGATACATCATTGTTTAGTACAATCAGATTATCAGATACTGTAAGTTGCGTAGTATTAATCTGTGTTGTTGTTCCTGTGACAGTAAGATTTGTGCAGGTAAGATCTCCAAACGTAGCAGAAAGATTAGTAGTATTTCCTCTGCTTACAACATCATCTAATGTATCTGACTCTGCGGTTAGATAACCGCCATTTGCGTGGTTACCCCAACCATATGCTGTGTTCCAGTTAGTGATATCAGATGCACCAATGCCAGCAGCAGATGATGCAGCAAATACAGGGTCAGTTTCTGTGTATGATGTGAGGAATCCAGCGTTGTTTGTTAAATCATTTGTTCCGATTGGAAGGTTGTAGTAAGTAGAACCATCATTAGTGAATTCCCAACGATCGGTAGTCTCATTCCATCTAACAGAAGTGTCTGCACTGGTGCCTCTGTCGATCTTCAATGTGCCGTTTAATGATGGTGCTCCAGTAACACCATCATTCATAATAATTTCATTAGCAGACACGTTAAGTGTCGCTACATTATTCTGCGAAGTGCTACCAACAACAGTAAGATCTCCATTAACTGTAAGATCCTGAACAGCAATATTATTGTTAGTAGAATTTCCCCTACTAGTAACACTATCAAGAGTATCTGCTTCAGCAGTTAGATAACCTGCAACACTATGATCACCCCACCCATATGCACTATTCCAGTTAGTTTTATTTGTGGTAGTAATACTTCCTGCAGGAGATGCACTGAATACAGGGTCAGTTTCAGTGTATGATGTTAGATAAACGCTGAGGTCTGGTTTACCACTGAGATCTGCATATACACCAGAGAATGTAGAGAATCCAGAGAGATCTGGTGGTGTATATGTAAACTCACCGTTGACATTATTATATGTTAAGTTACCACCGCCTTGAGCAGGTCCCACAGTCACCGAAGATTGTGGTGGAATAGTAGGTTTGTTTAAAATTCTTGCTGCTCCAGTAGAAGCATTCCAATCAGAATTTACTTGTGCAGGAGGGATGGTAGGAAGTCCTGTCAGATCAGCGTATGCACCACTGAAATACGTTGGTGTAGACCACACCAAACCAGTTCCATTACTGGCAAGAACCTGTCCTGGATTTCCAGATCCACCATCAACTTGTAATGGTTTTCCAGCAGGGATATTCAAACCTTCCTTGATCTCAATTGGTGCGTTATCAAGGTAGTTTGCAATTTGGTTTGCAAGAATTTTTGACATACTTCCAGTCCTGGAGACAGTTTCCCTAAGCTAGAAGTATTTATAAAAAGCGGGCAACGGGGATCGAACCCGTGACTGGAGCTTGGAAGGCTCAGATGTTACCGCTACACCATGCCCGCAGAAAAACCCCGAAGGGTTATTTAAACTTAGGACCTGCCATCCATCCAACTAAAGAAATTCTTTTACCAGACTTCAGGGGTCTTACTCTATGCATAGCATCAGAGGGGAAAACAATTACATCACCACAATTCATTTTAAAAGTCTGCATCTCATGTTTTCCAACCATTATTTGAAATTCACCACCATCATAATCATCAGCAAAAGATAAACATAGACTTATGCTAAGTTTTCTTACGTGACTTTTATTAAATGCAGAAGTCAAACTATCAGTATGCCAAGCATAACCAGTCTGTTTCCCATCATATACAGTATACTGTATATTACCACTCCAAAAATGCAAATCATATTCAAAAGAATTGATATTTGCACAGTGGATAAAATGTGACATCATACCAGAAACCCAATGATCTGTTGGTATTCCACAAACCTTTGAATTTCTAGCTTTTATATCACCATTAGCAACCTCTGAAGTATACAGAGGTAAACTTTCTAACTCAAGACAAATGGTCTCAGCAACTCGCTTAGAAATTCCAGAAGGAATTACATAAATTTCTTCGTGCTTAGACATTATCTTGACTATAGAGGGTATGCAGGCTCGCCACCTGTTTTAGTTTAGTTGCAAAACAGGAAATCAACCACACGGAAGGGGTCGTTTGGATCCACCACTTGTTCTTTGACTGGAAACAAGAAACCAGGCGGGAGAGTATCCCATCCGCACCACCAGTTCTTAAGGAAAAA